GCCATCCTAGTTTAGAAAAGGTTTGGGTTGATAAACGTTTTGCTGAAGCTTTTGAAGATGGTATCAGCAAAGGTTTAAAAGGTGCTTCATTGTTAGAGCAGTTCAATAGTGCTGCTGTTGGTACTTTATTTTGGAATCCTGTACCCCATTTATTCAATGCTCAAGACCACTGGTTTACCACTGTTGGTTGGGATTTTGTTAAACCTTGGCAATATAAAAGTATTGCAAAATCTATGTATCAAGCAATAAATGACGTAGCTAATGTGACTCCTGAATATATTCGTTATCTTGAAAGTGGGATGGGGTTACAGTATGGGAATGTACTAGCAAAAGATGCTGTTGAGCACATTGAAAAAACTCTTCCTAAAAAAGAGTTAGATAGTATAGCTAAAAAGATTGGGCTATCTCCTGTTAAATTAGTGGACGCTATTTATGATAAATCTAAACATGCTCTTTGGGGCGGGTCGGATATTTTTATGTTGTCTGCTTACAGGCACTTAGCTTCTAAGAAGGGCGTAGACATTCTTAATACAGCTTTAAAAAATTATGTAGAAACTCATAATCCAAATTATCAAGTCCCTACTCGTATTGGCTACGATGCGATGATGAAAATTCCTGGGATGCCTGAGGCAGTCTCTGCTGCTTTGTCTAGAGGTATGTCACAAGCCATGCAAAGCAGAGTTTTTAATACGTTCGGTAGGTATCACTACGGACAGTTTAAATCTATGGCTAGTAGCTTACATGATTTAGCTATTCAAAATGAAACATCAGTAACTAGCAGGGTAGACGCTGCTCAACATTTAGCTTTTATTGCTTTTAATATAGGAGTAGTATATCCTTATATATGGGATTCTGTTGCTAAGTTTGTAAGCGGGGACCCTGATGCTCAACAAAGAAGAGCAGGAGCAGCTACTATTCCTTACACAGCTTACCATGTATTACTAGGCGATAAAGATGTTTCTGCACTTTTAGCTGAAGCATATAATTTACCACCAGGTACTAAAACTATTGCTGAAAGTTTAATGAATCGTGATTTCTTTACTGGTCAGCATATATGGGAAAGTGGTCCTAACGGTTTTGATATAGGCGATACTGCTTTTGATACTTTAAAACAAGCTGAGAAATTAGTACCTCCTTTAAAAACTGCTGCAGATTTATTATCTGGTAAAAAAGAACTTCGTGAATCTGCTTCTGAGCAATTAGGAGCACAGCAAAATGTATCACAAAAAGAAGCACAATCTCAATACTTTTCAAAAAAGGATGCTTTAGCTGCTGCTAAAAGAAAAGCTAAAGACCCTTTATACAGGGCATTAAAAGGTTATTAAACAATGAAAATATTAATCATCGACCCTTCAGGATGTGGTTGTGGTCTTTCCTTTGCATTACGTAGCCAAGCGTGGGGACATGAAGTTCGTATCTTTATCAGACACAACAAAGATGGCTCACGCTCTGAAGTAGGAGATGGTGGACTTGTTAAGCGTGTAAGCAACTGGGAAGACAGTATGAACTGGGCAGACCTTGTGTTCTGTACAGATAATGTCTTTTACATTCATGGCTTAGAGCGTTACCGTGATAAAGGTTATCCTATCTTTGGGCCTTCCGTTGATACAAATCGTTGGGAACAAGAACGTGACCACGGTGAAAAGGTTCTTAATATGGCAGGGATTAAAACTATTCCTAGTCGTACCTTTGAAAAGTATGATGAAGCTATTGCTTACGTGAAAGAAAACCCACGTAGGTTTGTGTCTAAACCTATTGGTGATGGAGATAAAACTCTTTCTTATGTAGCGAAGTCTGCTGCAGATATGATTTACATGTTAAATCGTTGGAAGAAAAAGAATGCTCTTAAAGGTAAGTTTATCTTGCAAGAGTTCCGTCCAGGGATTGAGTTCGGTGTAGGTGGTTGGTTCGGTGCTTGTGGTTTTTCTAAGAACTTCTGTGAGTCTTGGGAACACAAGAAGCTCATGGACGGTGAGCTAGGTGTGACCACTGGAGAGATGGGCACGATTGTTCGTTACACCCAAGAGTCTAAACTAGCTGACGAAATGCTTAAACCCCTAGAGGATATGTTACATGGTCTCGGATATACTGGCTATATTGACGTTAACTGTATTGTTGATAAGTCTGGTCAAGCATGGCCTCTAGAGTTTACTATGCGTCCTGGTTGGCCTTTATTTAATATTCAGTTAAGCCTTCACAAAGGAGACCCTGCTCAGTGGATGTTAGATTTAATCAATGGTGAAGATACTCTCAAAGTCTCTAACAAGATTGCTGCTGGTGTTGTGATTGCTATTCCTGACTATCCTTATAGTCATGTTACTAAGAAGGAAAACTCTGGTTACCCTATCTGGGGTATTGACATGGACGATGCAGTTACTGACGTACATCTCTGTGAAGTACAGTGGGGCAAAGGTCCTGCAATGATTGATGGTAAGCTCAAAGAGAATGAACCTATGTTTGTTACTGCAGGTGACTATGTCTGTACTGTAGTAGGCTTAGGCGATACCATTGAAGATGCTCGTGATAAGGTCTATGGAACTATTAAGAAGAAGATTGAGATTCCTAACTCTATTGCTTACCGTACAGACATTGGCGAGAAAGTACAGAAGTGCCTAGATGACTTACAAGCTGCAGGATATGCACAAGGAGTAGAGAGTGGCTGTTAATCTACTACCTCCAATTCCTCAAGATAAGATTGAAGAAAATGTTCGTTGGAGAGAATGGTTTCGTAACTTAGGAACTTACATCTCTCAAGCACAGAATGGAAACATTGTTAACAGCATTGCTACTGGAGGCACAGGAGCTACTACTGCTGCAGGTGCTAGGAATAATCTTGGACTTGGTACAATGTCTACCCAGAATGAAACCAATGTAAATATTACAGGTGGTAATCTTTCAGGTGTAACTGTAACAGCGTCTTCTTTGACAGGTAATGTAGCATTGACTAACACTACAGCAACTACAGCTACTGCAGGTACGCATACGTTACCTTCTAGTCCTGTAGGTTTTGTTATTGTCAACATCAATGGTACTAACTTTAAACTTCCTTACTATAACCTATGAAAACTTCTGACGCAGGTATTGAACAGATTAAGCACTTTGAAGGCTTTCGTACAATGCCTTACAGAGACGTTGGAGGTAAGTGGACAGTAGGTTATGGTCATCTTATGGTCCCTGATGATGGCTGTATAGAAGGAAGTCCTATTACTATGGGACAAGCTACCTCACTTCTTCGTCGAGATGTAACTGCTGCAGAGACAGCAATCAATGCTGAGAATCTTAGTCTTACTCAGAATGAATTCGATGCTCTTGTATCCTTTACTTATAATCTAGGTACTGGAGCTTTTAAACGTTCTACTCTTCTCAAGTTTCTTAAACAAGGAAACAAAGAAGCTGCTTCTAAAGAGTTTCTTAAATGGGCGATGGTAGAAGGTAAATATAACGATGGTATTTTAAACCGCAGGATTGCTGAGCAAGACTGTTTTGTACATGCAAATTATAAAGGATAAGACATGCCCTTAATGAAATCTAAATCTAAAAAAGCTGTAAGCAAGAACATCAAGACTGAAATGAAAGCTGGTAAGCCCCAAAAGCAAGCTGTGGCTATTGCATTAGCTACTCAGCGTAAAGCTAAAGGTAAAAAGAAGTGAAAGAAAGACTTAAAGGTGCTTGGAAGTCGAGGACTATATGGTTCTCGTTTCTGATTGTCCTTTTAGGTGCTATCTCTGATAACTCTTCTTATATACAAGACCTTATCGACCCTAAAGTCTATAGCATATCAATGTTTATCATTGGTATTGTTTTAGCTTATTTACGAGCAACTACTACTAAATCATTGGATGAAAGATAATGCCTACACCTAATATCTATATGAAGTTTATTATTGCTGTAGGTTTATTAGTTCTTTCATTCATTGGTGGATTCTATGTAGAGCATTTACGGTATGCTAACTACAAAGAACAAGTAATAGCAGAAGCTAAAGTGCAAGAAGAGCACACTAAAGATTTAGTCAAACAACAACAACTAGTAACAGAAAAGGTAACCAATGATTACAAAAATCAGCTTAATCGTATTACTACTCTGTACAGTGGGTTGCACATCAATGGTAGCAGCTCCGTGCCCAGCCCCAGCGATGCCCTCGTCAGAGTTAATGGCTTCACCACAGACCCTGTATTTGCTTTACAGTGTGCCAATACCACTCAACAGCTCGTCTCACTCCAGTCTTTCGTTAAAGAGCAACTAGGTATTAAATAAGATTCCCGTTCGGTAAGTTTTTTGCTCATTTGGGCAATATTTTGACCATTTATTACCGTACAGTAATATTTTTTGTACACGTTACGTGAACATGTTTGATAATATGTAAAAAGACCCTGCACCAAGCAGGGCCATAAAGTACAACTACCGAGAAATCTTACAATACAGGTTCTGCAGGATAATTAGCAGGATGAGGAGGCTGTAGCTCTCTAAAAAAAGCTGTAGTCTGTAGCTCTAACAATTTATCATTAAGAGGCTGTACTATCTTAATCAAGTCTTGAACTAACAACATTTGTTGAATAGCATCTAAATCTTTTAAGCTAGTTCCTGATTCCTGACAACGACTAAACACAATAGGCATTAATTGGTCTGCTGTGTTTAATACTTCTTCAAGTCGTTTCAATCCTGCAAATACGTGGTCTAAATCAATCATTTCATTTCCTTTGTAATATCACTTAACTGGCTAGATAGTTCACTCATAAACTGAGCCAGTAAAGCTGCTTCTTTAAACTTACGTCCATTGGCAGCAATCAAATAGTCACTGCTGTACTTTTTAATAAGTAATAATGTATGTGCATAATCCATCTTAATGCCTCGTATTCTTTCTGTACTTTTCTACCATCATTGCATCTGCCATTGCATAACTAAAATGAGCAATGACTTCACAATACTCTTCTACATTTGTTTCTGGGACACCAGCAGCAGAGATTGCCCCTGAGAGAACCGAAGTAGCGAAAAAGTCTCGCAAACCAGGTATCTCATCTTTAATCGGAGGACCCATATCGTGTAGTGGTTTTTTAGTTGTCATCATCGTCCTTTAGTAGTTGTTCAAGTAAATCTGCTTTCTCTTCAATTATATCAGAGAACCTCTCACAGATATCCTCAGTAGTTAAACCAAGAATATCTGTTACATCCATTTCGTCTAGCTGTTTAAGACGATAAATTATATCAGTTAGAGTCAAGCTCATCAATCATCTTTCTAATATACCATTGTGCTTTTTTAAACTCTTGAGCTACTTCATCTTTAAGACCTGCTCTAGAAGTGTACTTAATGATGTTACCTTTTAAATAACCTTTAAACTCTTCAGGAGTAAGCTTAGCTTTGATGTAGTCAATAGTCTCAATACCGCCTTGAGTGTAATGATTAGGAGAGTTTACCATGTCTTTGCTAGAACCAGGAGGATAATAACTATCTGAAGGTCCTGCACCATAGTTAGTTTTCTTCAAGGCTTCACAGTCCACACAAAGAGCATGATAGTACCGATGATGTGTTACGCAATACATTATACAATCCTTTTTACTTGAACAGATGGCTTGAGAGATTTAGTGCCTTGTGACCAAGTTCCGCAATCTTTGCACTGATAACGCTGATATGTGCTAGTAGTAGTGACGGCCTGACCCCTCTTTTGAAGTTTATGCGAATCACAAGTCGGACACACATGTTCATCAGTGTAGAGGTTATAATTAGGGTGATGTTTAATCCAAGGTAAAATACGATGATAAACATTTTCAAGCAAAGTAACATCTTGCTTATTGTACTTCTCCATAATTTTCCAAGCACTCTCATCTCCTGCCATACATTTAGTCCATAGCTCCATACCAGCATGAGCTGTCTTCTTACCTAATCCTAACCGTTGAGCAACGTAGTCCAATTTGTTACTAGGAAAACGGAACTGGCTACGAGCAACACGCAAAAGGTCAATTTGTTTATAAGGTGATGGTGGAGTAAAATTATGTAGCAAGAATTCCTTGTTAAGAGTAGGAATATCAAACTTAGTACCATTATAATGAATGACGGCATCAGCATCATTGAGGAGGTCATAGATTCCTTTCAGCATCTTTTTAGGTTTAGAGTTATGAACAGAATCAAACATTGTTTCTTTTTCACCAATCCACTTAGCAGCCCAGCAAAGAATCTCTGAAGAATCAATGATGTGATTAGGTGAGATGTTCTGGTCCCATATCCCCCAAACGTAAGCTGTCATCGGTGACGTCTCTATATCTAACAGTAAAATTTTAATTTTATTACTCCTTATTTTTTCTCAAATATTTAATCAAAGATAAAAGTATTTCTTCTTTTTCTTCAACTTTACCTAGTGTTACATTACAAGGCTGGCACAAAATTCCTCTTACTTTTCCTGTTACATGGTTATGGTCTACTGGCATTTTACCATATCCTTTGCTTTCTTTCCTTCCGCAAACAGCACAACAATAACCTTGATTTTTAAAAAGTTCTTCATACTGTTTTGAAGTTATTCCATATTTTGCTTTTAAAGTAGCATTACGAATACTTTGTTTATTTTTATCTGGAAATTTACTTCTATATGCTGCTGATTTTGCGTTAGCTTTTTCACGCCAAACAGGGTCAGTTAATCTTTTATTTTTGTTTCTTTCCCTATGACAAACTTTACATTGTGTATGTACTCCATCTTTTTTAGTTTTATCTTTTGGATACTCTATTAAAGATTTTTGTTCATTACACTTTGTACAAATCTTCATTTCTTTTTACCTTTTTTAGGTACTGGGAAAGTATGAAAGTCTTCTTTGTCAGCATCTTGTTCAATCTTAGTAAGAATGCGGTTACGTAATGCTTTCATCTCATCAGTAGCATACTCATTGAGTTGAAACACTTGGCAAAAAGTATCCATAAGCTTCGAACAGTTTAATTCAATAGAATATTCAATAGCCATAATGTGATTGTGTTCTTCGTCCTCTGACAATAGCTCAGGATGGTCGTACATTCTCCATCGAAGATTGTTTACTTGGTCTTTGATAGCCCATACGTCCATGATTGCTGACTCTAAATCAAATCTATCTTTGCTCATTTGCTTTCCTCACTAGTTGTATAAAGTGTTCTAAGTCTACTATTGCTAAAGGTTTGCTTCTGTTTTGCTTTACTACTACTAACGGCTCACCGTTGCCATGAGTTGTTGCTTGCTCATAAAACTTATAGACTGCTATCTTTGCTAGGTTTTTGCATTCTATTCCGTACGAAAATGCTGAAAAACCAGCTTCAGATAATTGTACATCTTCGCCTTGTGCGCCCATCGAAGTACTTTTAACATCACGCTCCGTCAGGTGAGGAAAGTGTTTCAGGATTGAATCCCTCACTACTTGCTGCAACAGTCGGCCTTTTTGTTTTGCTGAACTTGTCTTCATGTAGCCACCCTATCGGCACTGGTTTAACAGGGATGTCAGGGTTACTAACACCTTCGAAAATATTCCAGAGATTTTCTTTTTTAGCAAAGTTAGTGAATAGACCGATTTCTCTACCGTGGGCTTCGATTTCGTAAGGCAGTTCGTAATAGTCCATTGCATCACTGTCGATGGGTTCACCTTGCCACTGCGTTTGCTCTTCATTTAAATCCCCGTCTGCATATTGTTTAATGTGTACAAATTCATGTGCTAATGTTTTTAAGATTTCTTTACCTGAGATATAAGGATGGAGTTCAATTAAGAATTCTCTTGCTGCTCCTTTGGTGTTCCTTTTTTCAACGTTAGTATATCCAAAAGCATCCAAATGCTTATTGAACTTAACAGTAACAACAATATGCCTGAGGAGCTGCTTAGGGAATAACTGCTCAGCATAGAATTGAGAAGCTCGTTGAACATATTCGTTAAACCTTTCGTCAGAATGTCCGTGGTTGTTTAGTAGTAATATCATAAATTTCCTTTAAAATACTTATTATAAAATTCAATAAGCTCTCCACTTTCTAAAGTAAAAGAATTATTACCAGTTCTTTTATCAGCAGTTAATCTCCATATTAAATCAAGGTCTTTAAAATAAATATCACAATGTTTAATATATTTTATTTCATCTATTTTATATTCATTACACGCAATAAAAAAAGACATTGCCATTGCCCAAAGCATAAATATTAAAATAAAACTAAAAAAGATAATTGCAAAATAATCAATAAAGTTCATTTAGTCCATCCTTGGAGGCTGCCAGATTTCTCCGACGGTTCTTCTAAGCCAAAGCAGTCTTGCGTTCTCAGTAACTCGTTCTTCTGAGCCACCGTAAGCTTCGACACAAGCAGTATACATTTCTGCTGCACTTGTACATCCGTTGAGGATTTTGTCAGCCTTAACAGGGCCGATGCCTTTGAGACCAATGATGTTATCAACTCTGTCACCTGTAAGTACCTGTCTATAAAAGTTGAGCAATGCTTCTTTTTCGTTTACTTCTGTCATTTCTTTCTTAACAAAGTTCCAATGCTTACCTTTAAGCTGTAAGAAATCTTTGTCAATACTAGCGATGATTGTTTCGTAATTGTTTTCTACATGAGCTATCGCAATCTCATCATCTGCTTCTTGCCCGATGGAGATTTTGAAGTCCCAAGCTGAGACAAGATAATCTCGAATGAGCTGGAGATGCTTAGGCTTAGGGGCACTGCGATTGCCTTTATATGGAGCAGTAATGGCGATTTCATTTCTAAAATTATCCTTGCCAGTTAAGTAGCCCTGGTAGGACTCAGCTTGCAAGTCCTCCCAGAGCATTGTCTCAATAAAAGTCGCACAACGAGAAAGCACAATCTTCTCATTCTCCTCTTCGGTAGAGAAGCCTATGCGATACCCAATAATGTCGCCATCTATTAAGACATGTGCCATTACAGTACGTCGTCCAGTTCTTCTACAGGAGTTGGGTTATATTCAACCAATTCCTGAATAGTAATACTTTGGATTTGAGCACCATAACCAGGCACGTTCTTGTACTTGTAAGCTTTCAACTTCACTGTAGCTTTAGTACCGTTACCAATCTTCTTAGTCTTGTCAAACTCAGTACCATCTTTGTTAAATACATTGAAGGCATACTGGCTCTTGCAAGTAATCAAATGACCTTCGTTAGGGCGTTTAACTTCATCCTTGCGAGGAGATAGATTGATTGCTTTCAATTCCTCTACAGCCTTTGCTGATAAGTTAGCTAAGTTCACTGTACATACTGGAGGTTTATCTGGAGCAAAACGACTCTTCATTGGGTCAAACAAGATAGGCCAATATAACTCTGCTGCTACTGTAATTGTACTCATAGTACCTTCCTTTAATTTGGTTAGTTGTTTACTACTTTACTATTATAACACATTTAATGACTACCTGCCCAGTTTTCTGCTACTCCATATTCAGCCCCGACTGGACAACGGAACTTCAATATCTCTCCTGCTTCTTTGGCTGATTCTACCACAAGCTTACCGACTGTGTCCCCATATTGCTCTGGAGTCTCAATCTGAACTTCGTCGTGAATCCATGCCACTAGCTTATAAGGTATCTTTTCTGCTGTCAAGTTCTTTTTGATTTGAACAAGCCACTGCTTAGCGATGATAGCCCCTGCACTTTGTAGTAACGTGTTGAGCGACGAATGAGCCGACCTGA